ACGACATCAAAAACTTGGTCACAACCGTGGGCAAGAACCTGACGCTGGACACCATTTTGGGCAACTCTGCTGCTGGCGCTGTCGTGATGGGGTTGAAAGGTACTGGCACTGCGGTTGCAGCAGACACACAGTCCTCGCACGCGAGCTGGTTGGAAGTGGGTCTGGCCAACGCCCCTACGTATTCTGGCAACCGCAAGACCCCAACATTCAGTGCCGCCTCTGCTGGTAGCAAGACTACATCTTCCGCTTCCAGCTTCTCGATCACATCGACGGGCACGGTCGCTGGCTGCTTCATCAACATTGGTGGTAGCGCAACAATCGACAACACCACAGGCACACTGTTCTCGGCTGGCGATTTCTCCAGCTCAAAGGCGGTTGTTTCTGGTGATTCGATTGCCGTTACGTACACAGCCACTCTGACCTAATCATGGCCGGACGTGCTTGGGGCGTAGGAGCTTGGGGCGCTGGTGGCTGGGGCGGCATTACTGCTTTCAGCGACAGCGTATCTGAGTCCGTCTCAATCACGGAGACGCAAACAGTTGTTGCCACCTTTCCCTTCTCAGTAACTGAATCGGCGGCTATTGCCGAAGACCAGAGTGTTTTGGTCGGGTACGCTGAATCGGTTACAGAGAGCGCAGGTATCACCGAAGATCAGACTGCTGCGGTGGCATACGGGGTATCTGTGGCGGAGACCTCCGGTATTTCGGAATCCCAAGTTGTTGCCGCCACGTTTGCACTGGCCGTCAGTGAAACTGCGGCGCTGACCGAGGATCAACAAATTGCAGCCACGTTTGCTGTGTCGGTGGATGAGTCCGCGCTGATTGAAGATTCTGAAACCGTAGGGTCCTTCTTCAATGAGACAGTCAGCGAAACGGCGGAGCTGACCAGCACTGAAACTGGCAGCGCGGCGTATGGCTTGGCTGTATCTGAATCGGCAGAAATTACTGCGACCCAAGAGGCGGCGGCTGCATTTGTCGCGTCAATCAACGAGTTGGCTGAGCTGACCGTGCAAGAGGCGGCACAGACTGCGTACAACGCAAGCCGAACAGAAACAGCGGCGATTTCAGAGACGCAAACAGGGCGGTACTTCTGGGAGCCGGTGGATGACACGCAAGACGCTAACTGGCAAAATATCACAAATCCGCAATCGGCTGCTTGGACGGCGGTTGCTACTCAGGAGTCATAAATGACAACAGGAAATACCACACTGCTCGGACTGGCGCTGCCGGTTGAAGGCGAACTCGATGGCACATGGGGCGATGTTGTCAATGACTCGATCACCTCGCTGGTGGACTCCGCTGTAGCGGGTACAACTACCCTGAGCGCAGACTCGGACGTTACGTTGACCACTACAGTGCTTGCAGCTAACCAAGCCCGTCAGGCAGTTCTTCTGTGGACGGCCAGCAACGGAGCCACGACGCGCAACATCACAGCGCCTGCTCAGAGCAAACCATACATTGTCATCAACGCGGGCACAGGCTCCGTCGTTCTGCGCGGCGCAGGCCCAACCGCTGGCGTGACGATCGTGTCTGGCGAGAAATGCTTGGCTGCATGGAACGGTTCGGACTTTGTGAAGATCGCTACCAGCACCGCTGATGGCGTCACGTCTGTCGGCGGCACGGGCACGGTAAACGGCATTACGCTCACAGGCACTGTGACGTCCACTGGCAACTTAACTTTAGGCGGAACCCTTTCGGGCGTAAGTCTGAGTACGCAAGTTACAGGCACTCTCCCGATTGCCAACGGCGGTATTGGTGCAACATCTTTTGCTGCTGCGGGTCTTGCTACGTTGACGGGGGCTGAAACACTGACCAACAAGACCGTCGAGGCTGGCACGTTCACCAACGGCTACACAGAAGAAACTGTGACCGCCAACACCAGCACGGCTTACACTATTGATTTGGCTAACGGTTCAGTGCAAATCCTGACCTTGACAGGTAACTGCACCTTCACATTCCCAACAGCTACTGCTGGCAAGAGCTTCTTCCTACTGCTCAAGCAAGACGGTACAGGTGGACGCACAGTGACATGGCCCGCTGCTGTGAAGTGGCCCGGAGGCACGGCACCCACGATCACCAGCACGGCATCCAAGCTGGACAAGTTTGTGTTCACCGCTGCTGATTCAAATTGGTACGGTTCGGTTGCTGGGCAGGCATATACCGTCTAAGGGGCTTGAATGTTCAGTTCAAACACAACACAAGTTTTATCTGGCGGCTACGAGATTCAGCGTTCGCTGCGGTTTAACAGTGCTGACAGTGCTTACCTGAATCGCACATTTTCAACAAATGGCACAAGTCAAACAAAATGCACAATTTCATTGTGGATAAAACTATCTAGCACGACAACAAATCAATACAGAATTATTGATTGCTACAACGGAAGTTCTGGCTCATCAAGCAATATTAGAGTTGAGTCCAATCAAATTGTCTTGGCGTTTGGAGGGGGAAGTTCTGCGGAAATAAAAACGTCTGCTGTATTTCGGGATTTTTCTGCGTGGTATCACATTGTTTGCTCAATAGATTCAACTCAAGCAACTTCAACAGACAGGATGAAGTTGTATATCAATGGAAGCCAAATTACTGCGTTTGCCAGTTCAAGCTATCCATCTCAAAACGCAACATATAACTTTATGTGTGGCGCAGCCACCAACGCAATTGGTTCGTCATGGGACTTTCCAAGTCCATCGTTTCCTTATTATTCAAATTGTTATTTGACCGAGGTGAACTTCATTGACGGTCAAGCCTTGACACCCTCATCGTTTGGCGCATTTGACGCTCAGACAGGTGTGTGGGGGCCAACACGGTACGCAGGGTCTTACGGCACAAACGGCTTCTACCTCAACTTCTCAGACAGCAGCAACACCACTGCTGCGACTCTGGGCAAGGACTACTCAGGCAACGGCAACAACTGGACGCCCAACAACTTCAGCGTAAGTGCTGGTGCTGGTAATGACTCTCTGGTGGATGTGCCAACGAACTGGGGCGTGGACACTGGTGTGGGCGGGAGTGTGCGGGGGAACTACTGCACGTTAAATCCGCTGGTGTTAAATGTGCCTTCTGGTACAGCCACCTTGAGTAATGGCAATCTGGAAGTTAGTACACCTGATGCAGGCTCAACATTTGACACTCGAGGAACAATCGGCGTTTCAAATGGAAAGTGGTATTGGGAGGTAGTTTCGACAGGTGCTTCTCGAATCACCACAGGGATCATTGACGCCAGTGCAGCTAACAATGCCAGTGGAACTGTAAGCGGTGTAGTCTATTTTTCCCTTGATGGAACTTTGTTTTATTTTGGCAGTGCAACATCTAGCTGGGGTGCGTCTTGGGCCTCAGGGGACGTCATTGGCGTGGCTCTGAACTTGGACGCCGGAACAATAGCGTTCTACAAAAATAACACACTGCAAGGTACGCACACCATTGGGGTGGCAGGAACATTTACTCCGTGCATTGGTGATGGTTCTGGTGCTACTGGTGCAACAGGCGCAGTTATCAACTTCGGCCAACGCCCCTTTGCTTACACAGCCCCATCAGGCTTCAAAGCACTGAACACGCAGAACCTGCCGACTCCAACGATTGGGGCAACGACAGCGACTCAGGCGGGGAAGTATTTCAACATTTCCCTGTACACGGGCAATAACGCTAATCAGTCCATCTCCGGCCTTGGCTTCCAGCCAGACTTCTTGTGGTTTAAGTCAAGAAACCTTGGAAGGGCGCACGCCTTGTTTAACTCGGTGATGACTAGAGGTTTTGGTCTGTCATCTAACACTACAGGCGCAGAAGTCACCATCACGGCGGGAAATGACTTGGCGTCTTTTGATGCTGACGGGTTTTCTCTCGGTCCTGTAACGAACTACAACTCAACAAACGGTAGCGGAGACAATATCGTTGCTTGGGCTTGGAAAGCCAACGGCGCAGGTGTGACCAACACAGCAGGCTCCATCACCAGCACAGTGAGCGCAAACACGACCTCTGGGTTTAGTGTGGTGACTTATACAGGGAATGGAACAGCGGGGGCAACTGTCGGTCATGGCCTTGGCAGAAACGTGGCAATGTATTTTGTAAAAAATAGAAGTGCCACTGCTGATTGGGCTGTGCTTGGTCATGCCTTGAATGCAGCCTACGGAAATAGAGCGTTTCTTTTGCTCAACACAACAAACGCGTTTGGAGGGGCAGCGCAAGGTCCGGGCAATAGCTCAACGATTGAGTTGTGGAACGACAGCACAAACAACGCTAGTGGTAACAACTATGTCGCCTACTGTTTCGCAGAAGTCCCCGGTTACAGCAGGTTCGGCAATTGGACGGGCAATGGCAGTGCTGATGGCCCGTTTGTGTTCTGTGGGTTTAGGCCAGCGTATGTGATGGTGAAAAACACAAGCGGCGCAGTGGATTGGATTGTGGAGGACGGAACACGCAATCCTAGCAACGTGGTCAACGCAAAACTTTCTCCCAACACATCTGGCGCTGAGTTTGTTGATGCCAGTGCTATTGGTATCGACTTCTTGTCAAACGGCTTCAAGGTTCGTGGCACTGATGCCGCCGTAAACGGCAATGGCAACGTCTACATATTCGCAGCCTTTGCCTCTGCTCCACAAAAGTTTAGTTTGGCCCGCTGATAGGCCATTCATTAAATTTGCACGATAAGGAAACATCATGTACGCACTGATCGACAACAACGCAGTCACCCAAGTCGGTGAACTGTCCATCCTGTTCCCCAACACATCCAACCCAACGCATGACTTTGCCACTGAGCAAGGCGCTTTGGAAGTGGTGGAGGGTGAACAAAAAGACCAGCGTTTCTATTGGGTCACGTTCAGCCACTACGAGGTAACAGGCTCCACAGTGACCCGTACCTACACCAACACACCCAAGGCGCTTGAGGATGTCACTGAGACACCTGAAGGGCAGACAGAGCCTGTGACCACTAAGGGTCTCAAGTCGCAGTGGATTGCTCAGTGCAAGGCTGCTGCTGGCTCTGCTTTGGCTCAAACCGATTGGTGCGTGACTCGCAAGTTTGAGCGTGGCATCGACATCCCTGAAGCCATTGCAGCCGAACGTGCACAGATCGTTTCTGACTGCAACGCCAAGGAAGCTGCCATTGCTGCTTGCACCACGGTGGAAGAATTGATGGCTGTGGTTGCACCTGTTAACACGGCTGCTCCCGGTATCTGATTGAAGGTAGTTTGGTCATGTCGGATGAATCTATGGAGACCCGTATGTCAGTTCACGAGGCAGTTTGCGCCCAGCGTTACGAGAAGATCAATCACTCTCTTGACGCTGGTGAAAAGCGCATGACCAAGATCGAGTACCTCCTGTACGCTGTGATCGCTGCTGTTCTTCTTGGCCCCGGCGTTGCGGCTGAGATGGTCAAAAAGATTTTTGGAATCTGACCATGAAAGACTATGCCGAGGCTCTTGTCGCGGCAGTCTGCGTTGTTGCGCTCATCATCTGGTGCGCTTACTTTATTGTCCCGTTGCTGAGGTGATGTATGGCTGAAGTCTCTGAAATTCAAATGCTCAAGGCGCAAGCGCGTGCTGAGTTAAACCGTCTGGAGGCGCACTCCAGCGCCAAAGAGGTGGCAGGTAAAGCTGTCGGCAAGCATGGTCTTCTGTACATCACGACCATCGTGATCGTGGGGGTCGGAGCGAGCATCGTTCTAGAGGAGTCCAAGATCGCTGCCGTCATCGGCCTTGTGTCTGCTGCGCTCACGGCTCTAATCTCCATGCTGAACGGCGTCGCTGGGGCCAACCCCAAGCAAGAGCGTCCTGAGTTTGAGGTCATGAAGCAGTTGATCGACAAGCTCGACCGACTGGACCGCAAAGAGCAGCCCATGAAGGTCACGGTCGAGGGCGACAAGGTAACAGTTGCCAAGGGCGACGATGTTGTGACAACCGGAGGAAACTGATGCTGTCTCTCATTTCAACTCTCGGAGGTCTGCTGATCTCCGGCTTGCCCAAGCTGCTGGAGTACTTCCAGAACAAAGCTGACCAAGCGCACGAGCTACGACTGGCCCAAGTCCAGACTGAGCGTGAACTGCAACTGGCCGCTGCTGGCTTTGCCGCGCAGGCCCGTGTCGAGGAGATTCGCACCGAGCAGGTGGCGATGGAGACCGACGCCCGGATGACTGAGGCGGCTCTGGCCCACGACGCCAAGGTGCTTGAAAAGGCATCTACATGGGTGTCCAGCTACGTAGGCACCGTGCGCCCCACAGTGACCTACATCTTCGTGATTGAGCTGGTTGCGATCAATGCTTTCATGGCTTGGTATCTGTACCGGACCCCCGGCCTGATTACCAGCATTGACGACATCATTCGCTACTCCGACCTGATCTTCAGCTCTGACGAGATGGCTATGCTTGGGGGAATTTTGGGCTTTTGGTTTGGCTCTAGGACTTGGGGCAAGAAGTGAAGCTCTCCAAGGCAGGGGAAGACTTGATGCACAAGTACGAGGGCTTTCGCTCTCGCCCCTACCTTTGCCCAGCCCACATCTGGACAATTGGCTACGGCCACGTCCTGTACCAAGAGCAGATCAGGCTACCCGTGGTTCGACCACCGGGCAAGACCAAAGAAGACATCCCCATGATCCGCAGCGAGTTCCCGCTGAAACCGGAGGACAACCGTGTCTGGACAAAGACGGAAATCAACGAACTATTCCACGCTGACGTCAGAACTTTTGAACGGGGTGTTCTTCGTCTTGTTCCCGGCGTGGTTGGGCGTCAAGGCTCTTTCGACGCTCTTGTCTCTATTTCCTTCAATTTCGGGTTAGGAAACCTCCAGCGCAGCACCATCCGCATGCGTGCCAACCGGGGCGACTGGGAGGGTGCAGCCGACGCATTCCGGGCTTGGACCAAGGGCGGGGGTAAAGTCCTGCCGGGACTCGTCAAGCGCCGGGAAGCCGAGATTGCGCTGTTCCTGAGTTAAGTGCGAAAATATCGCAAAACTGAGGTAACCCATGCCCCTTTCCAAGATACTGTTCAAACCGGGAATCAACCGGGAAAACACACGCTACACCACCGAAGGCGGCTGGTATGACGGCGACAAGGTGCGTTTTCGTCAGGGCAACCCCGAAAAGATCGGGGGCTGGCAGCGCATTTCGGCCAACACCTTTCTCGGCATTTGCCGTTCCTTGTGGAACTGGGTGACGTTGGGCTCACTGAACCTTGTCGGGGTGGGCACGAACCTGAAGTTTTACATTGAAAAGGGTGGGGCGTATAACGACATCACGCCGATTCGCACTACTGCCACCCTGACAAACCCCTTTACGGCCACCAACGGCTCCTCCATCATTTCTGTCACAGACACGGCACATGGCTGCGTGACCGGCGACTTTGTGACGTTCAGTGGCGCTACAGGCTTGGGCGGCAATATCACCGCAGGCGTACTCAACCGAGAGTACCAAGTCACGGTAACTGGCGGTAACGACTACACAATTAATGCTGGCGTCAACGCCAACGCTACCGACGCAGCAGGCTCCCCCGGCGGCGGCACAGTAACAGCCGCGTACCAGATCAACGTCGGCCCAGCAATTCCCATCCCTGTTACGGGTTGGGGTGCGGGCGTGTGGAGCGCAGGTACGTGGGGTAATGGGGGCACTTCGCTTACCAGTGTACGCCTGTGGAGCCAGCGCAATTACGGCGAAGACCTCGTGTTTGGCCCACGCGGCGGTGGGCTGTACTACTGGGACGCCACATCTGGCGTCACGTCTCGCGGTGCTTTGCTGCGCAGTCTGGGCGGCACTGCTACCATCACGATCGCTTCTCCGGCCGTGGTCACGTCCACCGTGCTGTATACCGAGGGCGCTGCCATTTCGTTCTCCACAACAGGGGCGCTGCCGTCCGGTATGTCCCCGGACACCACATACTTTGCATTCAACAACGTGGGGCTGACGTTTCAGTTGCTGGATGTCAACGGCAACATCGTCAACACCTCTGGCACGCAGTCGGGCACGCAAACCATTACGCCGCTCGACATCCCAGTAGTGCAGAATTTCCTCACGGTTTCAGACACTTCGCGGTTCATTTTCGCCATGGGCACCAACGACTACGGCTCCACAACGCTGGACCCGATGCTGATCCGCTGGTCGAACCAAGACGATCCGTTTAACTGGACGCCTGATGCCGTCAACCAAGCAGGCAGTATCCGTCTGTCCGACGGCTCCGAAATCATCACGGCCATTCAGGCCCGACAGGAGCTGGTGGTGTTCACAGACTCCGCGCTGTACTCACTCCAGTACCTTGGGCCCCCCAACGTGTGGCAGACACAGTTGTTGGGCAGTAACATTTCCATTCAAAGTCCGAACTGTGTGGCTCTTGCCTCCGGTATCGTGTATTGGATGGGGGTGGATAAGTTCTACGTCTACGATGGCCGGGTGCAAACGCTCAACTGCGACGTGCGCCGGTACGTGTTCAGTGATTTCAATCAGGCGCAGGTTGCGCAAGTGTTTGCGGGGACCAGTGAAGGCTTCAATGAGGTCTGGTGGTTCTACTGCTCTGCCGATTCCAGTGCTGTTGACAAGTACGTGGTGTACAACTACGCAGAGAAAATCTGGTACTACGGCACGCTGGGCCGCACAGCTTGGCTAGACTCGGGTTTGCGGGACTACCCGCTGGCCGCAACGTACAGTCAGAACTTGGTGAACCACGAGCAGGGCATCAACAACAACGAGGGCGCAAACCCAGCAGCAATCGCTGCCAACATCTCCTCGTCCGAGTTTGACATTGGGGACGGGCACAACTTTGGGTTTGTCTGGCGCGTGCTGCCCGACTTGACGTTTGAGACTTCCTCGACGTCGCCTACCATGCAGGCCCCCACGGCAACCATGACGCTGTTTGGGCTGTCAAATTCAGGTTCGGGGGTAACCAGCTCGGCCGGGGCTCCGGTTGCAGCCAGCGCTTCGTACGTCATCACGGAAGAGTTCACTGGGCAGATTTACACGCGGATGCGGGGGCGGCAGTTGATTTTCAAAATCGAGTCTAACCAGCTCAACACCACGTGGCAGATCGGTGCACCCCGAATTGACATCAGACCGGACGGCAGACGATGACTCTTATTGTCACAACGGACTTCGCACTCGAAAAGGTTGCTGCGCCTAGCTTACCGCTTGCCCCGCGTGAGTGGGATCAGCGCTATCAAGATCAGTTTTCCAACGTCTTGCGTCTGTACTTTAATAGGCTCGACAGTTTTATTGCAAACCTAGAGACGTCGGGCGCAGTCAACCCCGGACTGATCAACAACCCAAACGGGCTGTTTTTTAGTACCGTAGACCAGACTTTGGCGGCAGTGGATACGGGTTACCCCATCACGTTTAACCAGACCTACCTCAACAACGCAGTCGCGCTTCAACCTGCCAGCACATCCAAAATTGAAGTCAGTGTCGATGGGGTGTACAACTTCCAGCTTTCTTGTCAACTAAAGAGCACAAACTCTTCAGGCAAAGACGTGCAGATTTGGATCAAACGCAACAACACCACTATCGGATATTCGTCCCGTATATACACCTTAGAAGGTGCGGACAACAACTTTGCTATTACGTGGAGTTTTAATATCGACTTGGCGGCGGGGGAGTTCATCGAAATGTACTGGGGCGCGGACAACACAAACGCCGTTCTGGAAACAACCGCAGCCGTAGCCCCGTACCCAGCCGCAGCATCCGCAGTGATGGCCGTTAGCTATGTTGCACGGTTGCCTGACCCCCGGCCCGTACCCCCGCCGTGATTGCTCTAAAGGCTACCCCCATGATATTATCGACCAACACCCATTTTGAGAGGCAGACATGAGCCTTCACGCACTTGCCAGTCACATGGCCACCAAAGGTCGCGGCGGCGATTCGATGCTCGTACACATGACCCCCGGCGAAGTCCAAGCGCTACAAGCGCTGGCCGAACGTCATGGCGGCACACTCACAATTAACCCCGAAACGGGCCAGCCAGAAGCTAACTTCCTAAAGAAGATGCTGCCCATGATTGCAGGCTTCGCACTTGGCCCTGCGGGTTTTGGTTTGATGTCGGCGCAAATGGCCGGTTTGGCGGTTGGCGGCGTTACTGCTTTGTCAACAGGCAGTCTGTCTCGTGGCCTGATGGCAGGTCTGGGCGCTTACGGCGGCGCAAGTCTGGGTGCTGGTTTGTCAGGCGCAGGAGCAGGCGCAGCCCAAGAAGCAGCAGTGGCCGGACTTACGACAGACCAGATTGCGCAGCAAGCTGTTGCGTCAGGGCTGACCGAGCAAGGCGTTCTCAACCAAGCCGCTGCCAATGCTACAAAAGACTTCTTGGCAAAAGGCGTTGGTGACAGGCTCATGGAAGGCGCATCTGCGGCGTTCAATGATCCAAAAGCGTTTATGACGGGTATGGGCGGAACTACTAAGGCCCTTGGCGCGGCTTATGCCGCCGCTTCTCCCATGATGGCCGCAGACACCGTAGAGACCACAACCAAGCGCCCAGACACCGGCTACATCCGCAACTTCACATTTGACCCTTACGGCCAAACATACTCAGACGCAGGCAGCTACCCTGCCAGCGAGTACAAAGGTATGGCCGAAGGCGGTATTGTGGCGCTTGCCAACGGCGGTATGCCCGCAGCCATCAGTCAAGACTACGTAAACCAGTTGGTGCGCGAGGCCGCGCAGCAGGCCGGTGGTACGCTGTCTTTTGCCGATGCCGCAAACGCAGCTAAAAACTTGGGCATTTCTGCCGACATGCTGTCCAGCGCAGCGTCGAACACGGGCTTGATTACCGGCGCACCTGCGCCTGTGGCTGGTCCTGCGGCGGGTTCCGCTGCATACAACAGCATGGTTGGCAACTTCTTCAATCAAAACCCCAACCTTACGGCGGCCGATGTCAGCAGCGCCATGAGCACGTACGGGCTCAACCAAGCAGATGTGGCCAACGCCATGCGTGCTTCGGGACTGTCCAACGCAGCGCAGTTTGCGGCTTTCCAGCCAGATGTCGGCGTGCCGAGCACGCCGCTGGGCGGCCTTGCCGGGCTGAGCTCCAACATCAATCAATTTTTAGGGCAGTATCCAGACCTCAAACGGAGTGAAGCCGAACGGGCTATGGATATTTGGGGATACAACGAAGCTGACATTGTTCGCGCTACAGGCAAGACGCTGGACGAGCTGTTCAAAGAGACAAAGAAACCGCCGGTCAAAACCACCACAGTTCTTCCCGGCCTTACAGACACGTCGAATCTTGCTGGCGGCGTGAGCGGTGGCGGCAGCAGCGTAGTCAACCCCAACGGCACAATCACAACTTTCCCCAACATCCCCGGTCGTCCACCCGGCGGCTTTACAGGTATGGGGCAACTGCGCGATGTCTACACGCAAGGCGGCGGCAGTCTGGGATACGCCAATCCCGCACCTACAACGATGGAAGAGTTTAACCAGCGCTTCAACCGCCAGACGGGCGACTCGCTGGCTGCGTACGAATACCTCATGGGTAAGGGCGCTAACCCCATCAAGTCCGGCGTGGGTGAGATCATGCGTCCGTACAGCGAGGCTGTGCGAGGTGTTCCTGCCGCAGAAGGCAGGCCAGCACAAAAGTACATTTACGACCCCGTTAAGCGGGTCTATGTTGAGAACCCCAACTACCGCCCAATGTCGTACAACACCAAAGGCGAGCGCATGGTGGGCATGACTTCGGCTGAAGTCATCAAAGGTTTGCAAGGACTCAAAGACCCTGCCGATGACAGCGCTTTGTTTGACTTTGTGTCCAGCAACCGGATTTCCGAAGCACAACTTGCCGCTGCGCTTGGCATTTCCATCGCGGAAGCACGCGCACGCCTTGCTGCGGGTAAGAAACTGGCAGACGGCACTGCTGCTAGAGAGGCCGCTGCCGCTGCCGCTGCTGCGACTGACCCTTACTCATCAGGTGCCGCTAACGGAGGCCTCATGAGCATGGCTGCTGGCGGTTACGCTGTTGGCGGCGGTCTGGGTTCTTTGGCTAAGGGCGGCGTGGCTGAACTTCCTGATAACGCCTTTGTTGTCCCGGCCAGAATAACCTCCGAGATTGGCAACGGGTCCACCAATGCAGGCGCACAAAAACTGTTTGCCATGGAGCAACGACTCTTGGGCAAAAACGCACGGCCTGTTAATCTTGGGCGTTATTCCGGCGGCGGCAACCTCGTGCGAGGCAAAGGTGACGGCGTTTCTGACAGCGTACCCGCGACCATCGGTGGGCGACAGCCAGCGCGTATTGCCGATGGCGAGGTCGTCATTTCAAGCGAAGCAGTCAAAGCGTTGGGCAAAGGTTCGGCTGAAGCGGGCGCACGCAAGCTGTACGCCATGATGGACCGTGTTCAAAAAGCCCGTGGCAAGACCACCGGCAAAAACCGCGTCGCGGCCAATACCCGTTCTGACAAATATCTCCCCGCATAAGGAGCCAAGACATGGCTGAGCAAATTTCGCAACGAATGGAACAAACCTCCATACCCGACTATGCTCGGCCGTATGTGGAGAACTTGTTGGGGCAGTCCGCTGCCCTGACTGACCTTGAGTACAACCCGTACATGCAGTACATGGGAGACCGCCAAGCGCAGTTCTCCCCCTTGCAGCAACAGTCGTTTGAGAACGCTGCGTTGCTGCAAACTGCTCCGCAACTGAAAGATGCAACAGCTTTGGCTGGACAAGCAGGGCTTGGGGCGCTGAACACGCAGTTCACCTATAACCCCTACGCAGCGCAGTCCTTCACAGACAAAGGAACGGCTACCAGCTACATGTCGCCGTACATGCAGAACGTGGTGGACGTACAGTCCCAGCAAGCCCGTCGTCAGGCCGAGATCGCCCAACAAACTCAGCAAGCCCAAGCGGCCCGCGCAGGCGCTTTTGGTGGCGCACGAGACTACATCTCTCGCGCTCAAGGCAACGCCGACTTGCAGCGCACGCTGGCAGGCATTCAAGCCACAGGTTCCCAAAACGCATTCCAGCAAGCCATGCAGCAGTTCAACGCCGAGCAGGCTGCGAACCAAGCAGCGGCCAACCTCAACGCGCAGCAAGGGCAGTTTGGCGCGGGTCTGGGCATCCAAGGTCTGCAAACAGCTTTGACCGGAGCCAACACGTTGGGCCAGTTGGGCAACCAGCAATACACCCAGAACGTGGGCGCAGCCAACTTGCAAAACCAGTTCGGCGCACAGCAGCAACAGCAAGTCCAAGGCATGCTCAACACGCAGTATCAGGATTACCTGAACGCGCAGAACTACCCCTACAAGCAGTTGGGCTTCATGTCCGACATGCTGCGCGGTCTGCCTCTGACACAGACATCGGCGACCATGTACCAGCCAGCACCCTCTACCGGGGCGCAACTCCTCGGGGCTGCAACCTCATTGGGCGGTGCGTACCTGATGGGCGGCAGAAAAGAAGGCGGCATGGTGAGCAGCTACGCAAAAGGCGGCTCTGTGAAGCCCCGTCCAGCCGGTCTGGCCGAGCTGGCTCTCTCCAGAATGGCGTAAGGAATAACCATGTCAATCATGTCAAACGACCAACGCGGCATCAGCGCCACCTTGCGGTTTATGGACCCACAGACCTTGCGGCAGTACGGTGAGATGCATAAAGCAAACCCGTACATTTTCCCTTTGGTTTTTCAAGAAAGCCAGAACCGCCAACGCCTGAACATGAACCAGCAGGCGGCGCAGGGCATGCAGCCCCAGCCCAAAGTGAACGAGCAAGCGCTGGCCCAGATGGCTCCTCCACGAGCACAACCCATGCCGGAAGATCGTGGTATTGCTACTTTGGCTGCGCCAAATATGCAGCAGATGGCTGATGGTGGCATCGCCGGGTATGACGACGATGCTAACTTTGCCGCACGCAGCGAGCCTGTGGTGATGATGGCCGATGGCGGTGTGGTGCGGTATCAGGTTGGCGGGAGTATTTTTGACCAGTTGGACCAGCAAAAAGCCGCGCAAATCAACCAGCTTAATCAGCAGTTGGCGGTTATTGAGCCTCAGCTACGCGCTGCCGCAGCTTCAGGTGATCAGCAAGCTATCCAAATGTACGCGCAGCAAGCGCAAGCAATACGCAATCAAATCAGCGCTGCACGTGAAGCCGCCGGTAATCGTGCGGGCGCAATCGACAAGCTAACTGCACAGGCAACTCCCCCCACGGATGACGGCTTCCGCCGCCAAGAAGACCCCCGTATGAAGCCGGGGGTAGCTGCAACTACGCAGCCTCTGCTTACTTCCGATGCAGCCCCCAAAGTCGATACTACCCGCCGCAACCTGACTGACCCCAGCGCAACGCGCAAAGAACCCGTTGCAAAAACCGAGACGGGCGGACTTGACGCTTTGGTGAAACAGTTCACTCGTGAGACGGAACTTGCTCAAGGCGCTTTGCGAAATCAGCGTGTTGGTCTTGCTTCGCAACTTGAGCAAGAAGCACTGGGGACTAAGGAAGAAGGCGAAAAAAGACGCAAAGAGCGGGGCGATGTGTTTGCCGGTAGAGAGGCTCGTCTTGCTGAACGTGAAAAAGGTATTGCGGGGTTGAGCGACAAGTACATGGGTTTGGCGCTGCTGCAAGCCGGTGCTGCCATGATGTCCACTCCGGGTAACCTTGGCTCCGTAATCGGTAAAGGGATTGCTGTGGGCAGCGAGCGCTACATCGCAGGTATTGACAAGATCAACGCCGCCAAGGACAAGTTTGCCGAAGCCCGTGATCGTCTGGATGAGTTGCGCCTGAACCGCGACGACATGAACGAAAAAGAGATCAAAGAAGAAAACCGCGCTATCCGTACGGCCCGAATCCAAGGTCAGCAGTTGTTCTTGGAAGGCGCGACCAAAGATTTGGAAATCTCTAACGCCAATATGGGCAAAATCTTTGGTGTTGTGGCTGACGATCTCAAGACCGACAAGACAATTGCAGCAGACTTGAGAAATACCATGATCCGCGAAGGCGGTGCAAATGCACGTGCAGCTATGCCTACCGGCGCAGACCGCACCGCTATGATGCTGGGCACTGGCAAAACAGACGCCGAGCGTCTGGAGTCGGGCATGAAAAAGTTGCAAGAAATCACGGCAGACAAGTCTGGTATGGCAGCCGTCAAGGTTTTGGCTGACATCAACGCTAAGCGTATGCCGGGCGAGCCTGCTGTGACCATGGAAGACTTGCTGAAAGGTGCACGCGAGTTCAGCTCATTGATGTACGGCCCCAAGGTAGCAGACGTTGCGCCAACACGCGCAAGACCTTAAAATCTGAATCAAGCGCATACACTTCCGGGGTCGCGCTCCCCGGATACAATTTGAAAGTCTCTCATGGCAAAGTCAGTCCAGCTCCCAGACGGTTCGTGGTTCCCTCTCAAGGAGGGCGAAGACCCCAGAGCAGCACTGTCAGAAGCCGCCAAACTGTACCCCGATGCGTTTGGTCGCAGAGAGGAGCCCAAACCCAAGCAAGACACCTCCGGCCTGAAAGCAGCAGCTTCTGCTGGTTTTACCCGTTTGGGTGGACAGGCCGAACTGCTCAAGGGCAAACTGGGTATCAAGAGCGAAGCCGAGGCGCAGAAAGAGTACGAAGCCGCAGAGGCAAGAGCCAGTGAGCGCTTTACTCCCACCGAAAAAGGCTTCACAGAAGCGCCGTTCCTAAAAGTTCGGGAACTTCTTGGCGGGTCCATTCCCTACGCCGTTGCTCCTGCTGCCGCAGGTATTGCTGCGCTGGGTTTGCCAGTATCGGCTCCGGTTGCCATAGGCGCAGGTCTGTTGGGCGCAGGGGCCGTGTCTACCGGCCAATTTACGGCAACCAACCTTGCCCGTCAGGTAGACGAAGGCAAGTCGCTGCAAGAAGCCAGCCTCGGTAAAGCTGCTGCCGCAGCCGTTCCTCAAGCCTTGATTGACACCGCCGCCATGGCGCTGCTTCCCGGTGTGGGTAAGTTGTTTGGGTCCGTTGGTTCCAAACTGACAACCGAACAGGCAAAAGCAATTGCCTCCCAAACACTGGGCAGAACCGTTGCTGATTATGCAGCAAAGACCGGTACTGCCATGACTCGGGAAGGTCTTACTGAAGTTGTGCAGCAGTCGCTTGAGCGACTGCAAGCAGGTTTGCAAATCGCAGACCCCGAAGCCCGCAAAGAGTACGTTGAGAGTTTCATCGGCGGCGCAGTACTGGGCGGCACACTGGCTCCTGTTGGTCGTGCGTTTGAACGCGGTTCTGCTAAATCCCAAGCAAGAGAAGCTCAACGTCTTGAGACTGAGGAAGCGGCCAAAGTCGAAGCGCAACGCGCCGAAGAAGCAAAACAGCAACTGGCCGCAGAGCGTACCAAGCCTGAGTACTTAACTGATCTGCAAACGCGCTATGACGCTTTGGTTAAGCAAGAAAAAGAACTGGAAGAAAAAACCAAAATCAAACCAGAAGGCACTGACCCTGCATCCAAACAGTTTGCTTCTGAACAAAAGAAACTGGCAGTCCAAGAACTCAAAGACTTCCGGGCGTCTCCTGAGTACGAGGCGCTGGTCCAAGAACGCGTTGAGGCAACTCCGCTTCTGCGCAAAATAGAAGCAGAAAAGAAAGCCGCCGAAGCAGTCTTTGGCAAAGAGCCAACGTACGCAGCGGAAGACACATCGGATATTGGGCAAGCTACGCAGCTCAAAGCGCGTATTGACGACCTGAAAAAGAAACAAGCAGGCCTGACGCCTGCGCAGCAACAGCCATTGCAAAACCAAATTAATGCGTTGGAAAGCACGTTAGAAAAAATCGTGCCCGACGCAGACGTTTACAAAGCGGCTAAAGCTCGACTGCAAAATACGATTGATAAAACGCAGCAACAACTGGTTGATGCAACAAACACCGAGCAAGAACAGGCCATCCTTGCCAACTTGAATCGAGTGGAAACCGCGCTCGAAGAGTTGCAGAAGTTCCAGCCGTTTATAAAAACCACCACGCAGATGCCGTCCGTAAGCGACCTGCGTGACAAGATGGATGTGGCCAAAGCAAACGGTGACGTTGACGCCATTCGACAGTTGGTTCCCCTACTGGCTGAGGCAGAAAAGCAAACAGAACTGCCGTTCAGGACTGGCGTCGTGTCTGACAACGAACTGGCCAACGAAATTGCAACGGCTCGGGAAGAAGCCAAACGCCGCAGTGAAACCGTAGCCAAAGAGACAGACGCCTTGTTCCGCATGGGTGAGAAAGGCCTTACAGCGTTTGAAGTGGGGTTGCGTAAAGCCCGACTGGACGAAGCGCGTGAAATCATGCGCCAAGCCAGCAAACCGGCCAGTGAGCGTGTGAAATTTGCGCAGCCCTACCGCGTGCAGCCCGGCGGCAAACTGAATCTGGCTACACGTGCCAACATGCTGGTGCGCGAAAACGAACAGGACTGGGCGTCTTTCGATAAAGAAGCCAAGGAAAACGCATTTCGCGTTGCTGACCGTGAAAAGCTGCGCGACCAACTCAAGGACAAACTCAAGGGCCTTGAGGCAGAGTACAACACCCTCTCCAAATACGGCCCGTCAAAAGCACTAGAGTTGGTGCGCACTGAAACTGAAACTCTCGAAGCAACGCTTGCGCAAGTTGAGCGCAAGTTAAAAATCGGGCGAGACAGAGCCGTTCGTGAACCCGATGCTGCTACTCAAATTACGCAAGCCAGCGACGCTCGTGTTTCTGAACTGATTGACCGCTTGTTGCCGTTTGCCACTGGCGCACGACCTAAAACTGCCGACGAAGCCAAAGCGGCACAGACGCAACAAAAAAGACAAGCGCTGGGTCAAGCCTCGTTGTTTGACGTTGAAGCTCAGAAAGAACTTGCGGCAAACATCCCCACGGGAGAACGCGAAGGCCGTCGCGTGCAGTTTGACGAAGAAGGCTTTAAAGTAAAAGACACTACCGCCCCAGCACCGGCTAAGCCCGCTGCCCAGAAAGCCAGCGTTGCTCCGATTGAGCAAGCCGCAGATTTGGTAGACCGCGCCCGTGAACTGCGTGCACGCCTTGCAGAATACAACGCCCAGATTCAAAAGGCCGGTCGCCCATCCGATCCAGAAAAACTGGCGCGACTCAACGATCTTAAAGACCTGCGCGGCAGCACGCTTGATGAGCTGGACAACGTCCAAAAGACTTACGCCGATCTGACCGAACGTCAAACGCCTTTGTTTGAGGCGGAAGAAACTGCCCCCGGTACTGCCGATTTGTTTGGCGGTCTGGAAGAAGCACGCAGCAAAGCAAACCGCATTCAGCGTGAGCTGGACGCTCTGTACAAAGAACGCGACGACATTCGCGCAGGTATGGAGCGCCGTGGGCAAGTTGGCGCTACGCCTCAACTCCAAGCCTTGGCTGAGCAATACAGCAAAGAGACACCACGCCTGCGTCAAGTTGAAGAGCAGATTGAGGAGACTGAAGCACGGCTGCAAGAAGCATCTGGCCGCAGAAGCGAGCGTTTTGACGAGTTTGCGCAAGCACGTGAACGCGAGCGTGTAGCAGAAGCAGACAGCCGCACCCGTACGCTGCCCGGATTTGAGCGACGCGCTGGCTTGAAGGCGGTTGACCCTGCCAAAATGCAAGACGCTAAGCAACGACTGGTCTCTTTGAAAAACGTCGAAGAAGACTTGCGCAAAGCACGGGCGTCTGGGGATTCGGACCCTACCCGGTATTTGCGGTATGTGGCTGCACTTAAAAACGAAGAGCACGAAGCGTTCTTGGTGCAGTCAAACGACCCTATCGTAAAGACATGGCCTCTGAAAAAAACAATCGTTTTGAGCCAACGCTATCCAAAACGAATTGAGGCTACTGCGCGTGACCTTGAGCGCAACGATGCGTTGCGCAAAGAAATCAACTACCTCAACAACCTTGTTAAAGGTAAAAAAACAAAGGTGGTTGAAAACGCGCTTCAAGATAACTTGCAGCAGCAGGAAAAAGTTCGGGCTGAGATTGCCGACCTTGAGCGTCGCCAACGCGCCTATGAGCAACAAGAAGCTGTACGTGCAGGGGCTACGCCCGGCACTGCGGAAGCCGAACGCTTGATTGCAGGAGAAGGCTACCGCACCCCGTCTGGAAAAGTACGGACGCTGCCCAAGAAACTGTCAAGCTGGGGCATTACCAAAATTGACAAGAAAACGCTTGAGCCTGTGCCTGCTGCCAAAGTAGCAGCATCGTCACGCATGCTTCGCGCATACCAGCAAGAAGTTCAAGCACAAGCAGAAGGCAAGACAGCGGAAAAGGAAACGCTGGAAAAACAGATTGCTCGCGCTACCAAGAACATTGAGAACATGAATGCTGCGCTGAAACAGGTGTACCCTGATAGCGTAGCCAAAGACGTTGAGACGGAAATTGAAAAACTACTGGCCAGCGGTTTGGAGCCTGCGCAATTGCAGCAGGTCGAGAACATGGACCAAACGTATGCGGCCCTTAAAACCACAACCGCAGGCAATACGATTGGGGACGTGCTTGCACGGTTGAACGCTGAACGAGAAAAGCTATTGGCCACACAGGGCCGGTTTACTGCACGTCGCGGTTCTATCTTTGACGAGAAAGAACAAAAGAAGGTGTCGTTTACTGTAGACCAGCAACTGCAAGATACTGCTGCGTTGATCCGTGAACTGCAAAAAGAACAAAGCAAAAAACAAGACGCGTGGACAACGGCGTTTAACGCACTGGTCAAAGAGAAAAACTCCAATGCGCTAAATGCTTCACAGGAACTTGGGTTTGCCGATTTGGAAATTGCATCCGTCAAACGCAAACTCGACGAGATGCTGGAAGGCACGCAAAAACAAATTGCCGCAACAGAAAAGCTCCCAGATTCGGCAAGCAAAACTGCAACGCTGGCCGAACTTAACACGGCGCTTGAGCGCCAATCTTCGTTGCTGCCTATCGCACCGGGTGAAGTCAGCGACATAACCGAAATGAAGATGTCTGACTGGGCACGTCGTTACGGTTTTGGCGCATACAACGCTTTGCTGGACACCTACAACAAGGCAGCCGAAGGTCTTGCCCAGTACCAGTTTGCCTACAAGAAAGCGCGACTGGAGCAGTTGGGCCTTACCCGTGCTTACGGCAACGACATCAAAGCCGTGATTGACACTGAAGTGGCCAACATCCAAAAGCTGACACCGCAGTTGGCGGACAAAGCAAAGGAAAACGCCGAAGCTGCCGCCCGTTTGAAGAAAGCCAACCAAGCGCTGGCTGGTGCCAAAATTGCGGAACGGGAAGAAGCGGCCAAGAAACCTCAAGATCAATTGGCTGATTTCCGGTACAGCGCTACTGAACGCGCTGCGTTGGCACGCATCCGCGAAGGCCTTGGTTTGCGCGGTACGCGCTACGAGAGCGACACTACCTCTTCGTTGGTGGTTAAGACGCGCAAGGTTGTGCGCGACACACTGAACCTTCGCCAAGCCGAACTGGATAAAGCGCAGGCCCAAGATAACGTGGCAGAAGTTCAGCGCCTTACGCCGATTGTTAAGCAGCTTGAACGTGATTACGAAAGCGTTACCCAGTTGGGCGAACGCGTTATTACGCCGGTGGGCGAAGGTGCCGAGGACCGCACGGCTGAGCGTGTGGAACCACTGGTTGCGCCCGGTACTCGTCTGGGACGCACTCGCGTTGGCCCTGTTGCTCGTGTCGGCACGCAGCCTCCGAGCCAGATGCTGTCTGGTACGGAAGAATCTCGGGAGGCTATTGCCAAGGGAAACCGCCCAATGCAGGCAGGCGCAGTGCGCTTGACCGCTTCGGACATGAACCGCGCCGATGCCAACTCGGTGAGTTTGGCGGTGCTGAAACAAAAACTGGACGCCGCTACCGGGGAGCGCAAGGCCGATCTCCAAGCAGCTTTTGATGCCGCTACTGACGGCATGACTGATGCGCAGGTCAAAGAGAAAATTAAAGAGGGTAACGACCTCATCCGGGTTCCCGGAGCTGCGTCGGTGGTTGCAGCTAACGAGCGTTTGCGTGCAGCACAAGCCGTGCTGCAAAAAGCTGAAGCGGATTACAAAGAAGCCAAGACACCTGCGGCCAAAGAGTTGGCAAAAGACGCCGTGGACGACGCGCAACAAGCAGTGTTTCGTGCCGTTGACTCCCTTGCAGACGCCAAAGCAAACGTGGCGGCAGGCTTGTCTTCCAACAAGTCGGCCAAAGAACAAGCGGAAGAAGCCATTGAACGCACTATCAAACCCGGCAAAGAAGAAGCCGACGTTGAGCTGGAGCGTGCCGAGCAGAGCGGGCGGCGTGGCATCCGTGATGAGGGCAGCTTCGATGTTGCTATGGTGTACTCCACCTACAATCGAACCGAAGTAAACCCAGCGGTTAAAGACGCCATTTTGGACGGCCGGTTTACCGAAGCTGTTGAGCGTTTGGCGGTGGACAGTGACAACGCTTTGATTCGGGAGACTGCCGAAGACATTCGTCGTTTGTTGGTGCGCACCAAAGTTGTTACGTCGACTGACATTACGTTGGATGGCACGCCTGTGCCAGCGCTTTTCATACCGGCAAAAAACACGGTTGTCATGCGCCCCGATGCAATCTCCGAAGAAGACATTATTCACGAAGCTGTTCACGCCGTTACGATACAAGTACTGCGTACGCCCGATGAAAAGCTGACGCCGCAGCAACGCAACGCTAAGCGAGAACTTAGTGCTATTTTCAAACAGCTTGAAAAGCGTCGTGACTTGAAGACCGAGTACGGTATCAGCGACGTGGAAGAGTTTGTATCGGAGATGCAATCCAACGTCGAGTTCCGCGCTGCTGTAGACCAGCAACCTTGGTACAAGCGATTCTGGCATGCGCTGACGCGTCTGTGGAGCAACGCACCGATTGCAAAAATTAGTGATCAGGCCAGTGCGCTGGTTAAAGAACTTTATTTGCCGTCGACCAATGTTACTCAAGGCAAACAGGCGGTTGCGTCCATTTTCCGCCGTGAAGCCCCGCCGGCATCTACCATTGTTGGTGGTGATCCCGGCAAGTTGGCAACGCTCAAGGGCAACTTGTTTGGTTTGGCTGGGCGCGTGCAGTACTTCGACCGTCTTGGCGCTGCCGAAAAAGGTATTGTGGCAGCAGAGGGCGCAGGTAAGCTGTCGTCTACTGAGGCGTTTAACGCCCAGTACTTTATGCGCATGGGCGACAAAGTAACCCAAGCTGCTGGTCAGTTTATTACGGACGGCCCTGTGCGCATCGTTGCGGACAAAGTGGGTAATGCCACCGAATACCGCTACGAATCTACGGCCGGAGCAAACCTTGTGAAAGTCAGCAACGCTCTCGAACGGGGAGCCAAGGCTGGCGGCATGAACCCAAAAGAAGCCGAAACAATGCTGACCGTGCTGATCGCTGGACAGCGTGCCAACGCTGTGCCCAACGGTTGGGAGCGCCTGCAAGGCAAGGACCCTGCCGGGGCCAAGGCCGAGTACGACATGTACGTCAACAAGATGAACGCCAACCCCGAGGTCAAAGCGGCCATGGAAGAAGCGATGCGTGAGTACAAGACGTACAACGAAGGCCTGTTGAACTTTGCTGCACAGACTGGGTACTTGAGCAAGGACGAAGTGCGGCGTCTCAACAAGCAACCGTACGTGCCTTTCTACCGTGTGGAAGACGGCAACGTCAAGCTGTTTGTGCTGGGCGAGCGCCCGATTACCATCGGTAACATCAAAGACAACCCGGACCTCCAGCAGTTCTTGGGCGACGAGAAAAAGATTCAGCCCATCTTGACCAGCGCCGTGCAGAACACGTTCATGCTTACCCGCATGGCCATGCACAACAAGGCGACGATGGAAACTACCAACGCGCTCTATAAAGCGGGGTTTGTTTCCAAAATGGGTAGAGGCGCGGGGCTGGCCAATCCAAGCACCGTCCACTACAAGATCGACGGCGAAGACCGCTTTGCAGTAATCGACGCGGATACTTTCGGCATTCCGGCTGAATTGATTGTGCGCGGTATGGAGGGTATCAAGACCACCATCCCATCCATCGTGAAAATGATGGGTATTCCTGCCGACATCCTGCGCAAGTTCATCACGCGCAGCCCTGCTTATATCGTGCGTCAGTTGGTACGTGAACCAGCCAACGCCTTTATTGTCTCGGGCGTGGACGGTGTGCCGGTTGCCAACGCCTTGCGTGAGTTGGCCAAAATGCAAGCAGGTCGCAGCCCTGCGGAACTGGCGCTCATGCGCGGTCTTGTGGTCAGCTCTAACATCTACACCGGCGGCGAAGCCGATATGCAGAAGTTCCTGAACGACGTAGCCGCAGGGCGTGGTGGTTGGGACAAATTCTTGGGCAAGCTGGACACCATGGCGTTGCAGGTCGATGCTGCCACACGTGCGGCAATTTACAACGACGCAATCAAAAAAGGATTCTCCGAAGCCCAAGCGCAGTTCCGCACCATGGAGTCGGCCAACTTCGGTCGCCGTGGCTTGTCGTCCAGCATGCAGCTTATGGGCACACTGGTGCCTTTCTTCAACGCCCAGATTCAGGGCTTGGACGTGTTGTATCGCTCGATCAAAGGCGAGATGCCGTTCAGTCAGCAGTTGGAGATTCAGCGCAAGATTGCGGCGCGGGGCGCCATGCTGTTTGCAAGTTCGTTGGCGTACGCCTTCATGATGCAGGACGACGAAGACTACCAGAAGGCCACGCCCGAAGAACGCTACAGCAACTTCTTTGTAAACATCCCCGGCGTCAAAGACCCGCTCAAAATCCCGTTCCCGTTTGAAGTGGGTTTGCTCTTCATGGGCCTGCCGCAAGCCATTGTCGATGTTGCCATGGGCAACGCTACGGGCAAAGAAGCGGCCAAAGCCATCGGCAAACTGATGCTGAACTCTGCACCGGGCGTAGTCCCTGCGGCTCCCAAGCCAATTATCGAAGCCTTCTACGGCGAGACAACCTTTGGACCGATTGAGTCGGCGCGTGAGAAGCTGTTGGAAGCAGGCGCACGGTTCCGTCCGGGCACAACCGAGCTGGCCAAGACTCTGGGCAGTGTGACCGGAGAAGTCGGCATCTCTCCTCTGATGATTGAGCATTTTGTTCGCGGCTATACCGGCGGTCTTGGTGTGGCGCTCATGTCTACGCTGAACCCGCTGCTGCGTGATCCAGCGGAAGGCGAGAAGATGCCTGTTGGCGCATCACGCCAGCCGTTCATTGGCGGTTTGTTCCAGCCTTCCGAGGGCAGGTTCCTGATCGAACGTGCGTACGGTCGCATGGAAGACGTTATCTCGGCACAGGCGACATACAAGGACTTGGTGAACCGGGGCCAGCAAGACCGCGCCGTTGCGTACGCCAAAGAAAATGCAGCGTTGATTGTCGGTGCACCGATGGCGGGGGCGTTCAGGCAGCGCATGGGTGAGTTGTTTGATATGGAGCGCAAGGTCATTGCTAACCCGAAACTGTCCGGGGAAGAAAAAGAAGCAAGGGTTCAGCAGCTCAAAGACATGCAAAACCGGATGGCGTTGCAGTTCTACGCGGCTACCGAAAGAACCACACCCCGCTGAGTCCCTTGTGGACGGCGGGGTAGGCTTTGGCGTCGAAGATACGGCAGCGCAGCG